GCTTATTTGAATTTTAAGTTTGCAGAAGTTACGTCTACTAAACCAACGTAGTCAGCCGCGTTACCTAGTGATGATGCAGTGTTTGTTAACTCTACATAACCGTATCTTGTTAAGAAGCCTACTACTGGTTCGAAAGTAGCCGGATCTAGAACAACACCTGAGCTCATTAAAGGAATGTAAGGACAGTAGAACGCTGGAGCGTCTGCTTCACTTGCACCTTTGTAACCTACAAGCACTGATGTGTTATCAGCGGCGTATGCATCAACATATACTCTCATTGCCGCGTTTAATGTACCAACAAATTTTGTGTTAGTTGGTGACTCAAACGTACCTTCAGTTGATCTTGCGAACGCTGAAGTTGTAGCAGATTGAAGAATAGTTAAAGCAGTTGGAGATACTACCGCGTAGTTTCCAGCGCCTCTTCTTGTTCTAGTTGCGATTTGGTTTGCAACTCTGTTGATTAATACTGCTAATGCCGCGTGTTCATCACCCACGAATGTTGCAGTACCTGACACAGCACTTTGGTCAAAAGACTCAGAAGCAGATCCTGCTAATGTTCTTAATGATCCAATGATTTCTTGGTCGATTTCAGCAGTAATCTCTTGAGCTAATGCCGCCATGATTTCTGCTTCTACGTCGATACCTTGTTGTGCTTGTGCATCTTGAGCGGCTTCAAAAGTCCATCTTGCAGATAGTTTTCTTGATTTCGCTTCAACAGGTTGTTTCAAGATTTGGATAGATAATCTCTTACCAGCAGTACCTTCTAAAGATGCTGTTGAAGCCGCTTTAGGAGTTGTGTTGTTGGTGTTACCAGAGTATGCTTTCGCAATCTTGAATGGAGATAATGCTTCTTCACCAGCAGTTGTGTTACCACTTACTGTGTCAGCATATCTGATTCTTAATGTGTGGATTTGTCCTACAGGACCAGACATTGGTTGTACACCTACGATCTCATTCGCGATCACAGTTGGCATAACCCTTCTGATTACTGGAAGAATAACCCTGTTTAACGTAGCAACGTTACCAGCAGATGTAGCACCTGCAGTGGCTTGTTCAGACAAGTATCTTTTTGTGTTTTCTAACACAACGTCCATTGTCTTTTTCTTGTTGCCTGCTAAACCTTCAGTTAATGCGGCTTTTGTTTCGCCCCATTTTGATTCAAATAATTCAGACATTATTTGTTTCCCCTTCAGTTTGTTATATACCCGCTAATTTACGGATACTGTTTATATCAGCATCTCCTCTAGTCTGTCTGACATCCGCTTTGTCACCTGAAGACTCAGAAATAATTTTCTTAGCCTGTGCAACTGGTTTGTCATCCATAACTGCAGGAAGATACTTGTCATATGCAGATTTTAGTTTTCCTGTTTGAACTGATTCTAACAGTTGAGACATAACATCTGCTTTTTCTTTGCTTAGAGGTCTAAGCAACTCACCCATCGTTTCCTTACGTTCCATCAAATCTTTGGCTCTGGAAATTTCCTGTTCCTTAGATTCAATCACCGCTTTCTTCTCTTCGATGGATTTCTCAGCGTCTTTGAGTTTCAAAGTAGTTTCGTCAACAACTTTCATAAGTTTAGCCGTTTCCGACTTCTCATTCAAGTATGATGCTTGGTACTCTGAAGCAAACGCTTCGAATATTTTCTTACCAAAGTTAATTTCTCTAGCATTACCAATGTCTTCTTTTAATTGATCAATTTCTTGACCTAATTTTTTGGTTACTGCAGATTCTACAACTTTAGCAGATCTCTTAATGAAAGTTTCTTTTAGTTTTGCCAATTGTGCTTTGGCTTCTTTCACTAGTTTGACTTTTGTTTCTACAACGCCTTTTTTGTCTTCGTGGAATTCTTTAATTTCCTTAGCAAGTGCTCCTACTACAAACTCTTCTAATTTTTTAAAGTTTTCATGAACACCTTTTCTGTCAGCGTGTAATTCTTTTAACTCGTTAGTTAATTTGCTTAATACAAATTCTTCTAACTTGCCTGAGTGTTTGCCTACGTTTTCTTTGTAAGCAATTTTTTCTTGTGCAAGTGACTTTCTGTCCTCTACAAATTTGCTAATCTCTTCAGATAACTTTTCAGTCATCATTTTATCGATTGCTTCGACCATGTTGTTTTTGTCATGCTCGTATCTTTTAGCAAATTCTTCTCTTAGTTCAGCAGTTACTTGATCTCTGTTTTCCTTAACTTTTGAGTTCCATGCTTCTTCGATTGAAACTTTTGTTTCTTCTCCAATAACACCTGACTCAACTAGTTTTGATATTGCGTCGATCATTATTTTAGTCCTTTTATTACGTTTTTAATAGCATCTTTTAGATACTGTTGTGCTTTTTTGTCATTTCTAACTTCAGCCGCCATGCCCATTGCTCTGTTACCACCTCTTGTGTTCATCAAGTGTTCGTAAATTGGCGTTGGGTAAGCACCTGGTGCCGAAGGTTGAGCCACAACATCTACAGTGATGATTTCAAAGTCTGACACTTGACCACCGCCATATTCGGAAATGTTTCCACTTCCTCTAGACGATACGCCAAGTTTCACACCTGATTCCAACATTGTTCTGACAAGTTGGCCCATTGGAGTAGGCAAAATTTTCATCTTACCGTACCCATTTGGACCGTCCATCCACATTTCAGTAATCATGTGAG